TCTTTTGATCCAGAAGCGCTTAAAATGTACGATGGCAGTTATGGCATTGGTAAAGAGCACGATAAGAAGTATACATAATACAAAGCGGTCTCCGGCGTCATCCCGCTCTATAAACTCTGCTGCCTATGCTAACTAACATAGGAAAATAAAATGGCAAAAAAATATATCTCAACTAAAACTTATAAGCAAATTGGACCGGTTGCATACCGTCAGTGGCGAGCTGATAGTCATTGCAATATGGTACATGGTTATGCTCTATCGTTTTACTTTGAATTTGAATCTGATACCCTAGATGTACGCAACTGGGTAATGGACTTTGGAGGGCTACGTCCTCTCAAAGATAAACTTGAAGAATGGTTTGATCATACTTTACTAGTAGCACAAGATGATCCTCATCGTGATGCATTAATTAACTTAGGTAAACTCGGTATTGCTAAGATTACAGAGGTAGAAAAAACTGGTTGTGAGGGCTTAGCAGACTTTTTGTATGAATACATTAATACTATCTTCCTACCAAGTTATGGAGAGAAGGATCGCATCTGGTGCTGTAAAGTAGAGGTACGTGAAACAGATGCTAATATGGCTATGCGAGTCGGGCATCAGGAAGATAATGAGTTTGATGATTAATGTGGCGTTTGTGGGCTAAAGCATTAGGTGAGAAAGGATCAGACGATAATAAGGAGGCAGATAAAATCGCTATCCTAAGAACCGTTATAGTTTTCTCCTATATAATAACTAACTTGTTTATTATAGCAGGTGTTATAAGGCATTGGTAATGACAAAAATTGCGTTAGTAACAGATACACATTTTGGGGCGAGATCAGATTCTATTCCCTTCGATAACTTCTTTAGAAAATTTTATGAGGAAATCTTTTTCCCTGAGATTGATAAGAGGGGTATACGGACTATTGTGCACCTTGGTGATTGTTTCGATCGCCGTAAGTATATCAATTTTAATACCCTGTCTTCTTGTCGTAATTACTTCTTTGACGAGATTAAGAAGAGGAATATCGAACTACATATGATTGTAGGTAACCATGATACCTTCTTTAAAAATACTAATGACGTTAACTCACCTCGACTATTGCTTAAAGACTATGAGTTTAATGTTATTGATTCCCCCTCTGAGTTAGAGTTCGATGATGGGTCTAAGATATTCATGATGCCATGGATATGTACAGATAACTATAATCAAAGTATGGAAGCTATTAAGACTACAGATGCCCAGGTATTGTTCGGGCATTTTGAGATCGCTGGCTTTCAGATGTATAAAGGTCACGAGAACGATGAAGGATTTGATCCTAAAATATTTGAAAAATTTGATCTGGTTTGTTCTGGCCACTTTCACCACCGTAGTAGTGATAGGAACATTAACTATCTTGGAAATCCTTATGAGCTTACCTGGGCGGATTTCGAAGACCCTCGTGGCTTTCATATATTCGACACCAGTGAGAGATCGTTGGATTTTATTCAGAACCCGTTTTCGATCTTTTCGAAAGTATATTACGACGATGAGAAAGTAGATCCTTCTATTGTTGATGTAAGCCAGTATGCTAACCAGCACATTAAGTTAATAGTTGTTAATAAAAAAGATTACTATAAGTACGATCAGTTTATTGAGAGGTTGTATAAGGTTAACCCCTTGGAGTTAAAAATTATTGAGGATCTATCTGAGTTTGAATCTGATGCTCTTGGTGATCAAGAAATAGACTTAGAAGATACTGTTACTCTACTATCGCAATATGTTGATAGTCTTGAGACTGAAGCTGATAAAGATCGCATTAAGACGTTAATGAAGACATTATATGTTGAAGCGCAAAACTATGAAGAAGCATGATAAAATTTAAAGTTATAAGATGGCAAAACTTCCTATCAACCGGCGCGCATCCTACAGAGGTTAGATTTGATAAGTCACCTACTACTCTTATTGTAGGTGAAAATGGGGCAGGTAAATCTACTATCCTAGATGCGCTGTGTTTTGCTCTGTTCAATAAGCCATTCCGCAATATCAATAAGCCTCAATTAGTTAACTCTATCAACGGTAAGAATATGTTGGTAGAGGTTGAGTTCTCTATTGGTAGTAAGGACTATAAGATATGTCGTGGCGGTAAGCCAACGGTATTTGAAATCTATCTCAATGGTGAGTTATTGAATCAGGATGCCGCTGCTAAAGATTATCAGAAGTATTTGGAAGAGCATGTACTCAAGTTAAATTATAAGTCGTTTACTCAGATCGTTATTCTGGGTTCTGCCTCCTTTACCCCCTTCATGCAATTACCTGCCGCACATAGACGTGAGGTAATTGAGGATCTATTAGATATTAAGATTTTTACTGTAATGAATACGGTGTTAAAGGATAAAGCTAACGATGTTAAAGTTAAATTAACCGATTTAGAGAATAAAATTGAACTGGGTAAATCTAAGGTAAAAATCCAGCAGGACTATATTAAGACTCTTGAAGAAGACAAGCAGAAGAAAGTAGAAGATGTACAAAAGCGAATATCTGAAGCGAATGCAGAGATTGCACAACTGCAGCTCAACGTTGCGACGGAACAAAGCGGGGCGAGCGATCTGGAATCCAGTATTGGGGATGGAGCCGAAAAGCGCCACAAGCGTATTGAAGTGGGAACTCTCCTTAGAAAACTATCCGAGCGAATTAAGACACAGGAGAAACATGTATCGTTTTATGACGAACATGATGTATGTCCGACATGCAACCAATCTCTGGAAGCAGAAGTCAAAGAGAATGCAAAAGCGGCTCACCAACATAAAATTAGTGAGATTGAAGTCGCAGTTCAAACCCTTACCGAACAACTTGACGCTATTGAGACACGACTTGATGAGATTGCTCTTGTCGAAGAGAAGATCGCTCAACATAAAAGCGCTATCATTAACCTCAATACCCGAATCATTGCCAGTCAGAACTACATCCAGAAGCTCAACCAAGACATCCCTACTGCTGGAGCGGATGTATCTAAGCTTGCTGAAGAGCAGTCCAAGCTCAAAGCAATTGCTAAAGAGGTGGTCGTTCATTCGGAAGCAAAAAGCACATTGGTTGAAGAAAGGCACTATCTTGAGATTGCCTCTTTACTCCTTAAGGATACCGGGATCAAGACGAAGATTATTAAACAGTACCTACCGGTCATTAATAAACTAGTCAATAAGTACTTGCAGGCTATGGACTTCTTTATCTCGTTTGAGATTGATGAGGCATTTAACGAGAAGATTAAGTCTAGGCACCGCGATGAGTTTAGTTATGCATCGTTCTCAGAAGGTGAGAAAGCTAAGATCGATCTGGCTCTATTGTTTACTTGGCGTACTATTGCTAGAATGAAGAACTCAGCCTCTACTAATCTATTAATGTTAGATGAAGTGTTCGATGGTTCGTTAGATATCAACGGTACAGACTTTGTTATGACTATCCTAAATACTATAGGAGAAGATAATAATATCTTTATTATCAGTCACAAAGACGCTTTGTTTGATAAGTTTAGATCAGTAATTAAATTTGAGAAGCATCAGAACTTCAGCAGGATTGCAAAATGATTATTAAAAAAAGTGAATTAAAATTACTTCCAGTTAATGAGTTGAATCAAGGGTTTGCCTCTAAGTTCAATTTTGAGGAACAAGATGCATCGATGCTTACTAACATTATGTTTGACAGGATGACAGAAATGGGAGGGGCTGCTCTATCTGCCCCTCAGGTAGGTCTGGATATGTGTATGTTTGTAATGGGTGTAGATCATGCTAGGGTTGAAGTGTTTAACCCTACAATTGTTTCATACTCCAAAGAAGAAGCTTTAATGAATGAAGGTAGTCTTACATTTCCAGGTATCTTAGTAATAGTAAAAAGGCCAATTGCTGTTACAGTTGAATATTACAATAAGAATGGTGAGTTACAGCAGAACGAGTTTCAAGGGTTAACAGCTAGAATATTCCAGCATGCCTTTGATCATCTACAAGGTACGACTATAAAAGACAAAGTATCAAAATTAAAATGGGATCTGGCAACCAAACGTCTAAGTAATTATAAACAAAAACTAGTCAAGAAATATACCCAGAAAAAACTTTTTGAGATTAAGAAAGCAATGGAGGAACAAACAAATGGCCATTCCTAAAGAATATCTAGATTCAGATTTTGATTTTGGTTTTTCAACAACAGAGAACGACATAGTATCTGTACATCCAGCTGTACAACCGGCTCCTTCAGAGGACGTTGTTGCCCCTGTTTTGGAAAAGTTAGCTTTTCTTGAAAATTCTCTTGCTATAGCACGTGAGACTTTAGACCGCTTAGAGCAGGCAGGAACTCCAACCTTAGATACAGAAGAGTATAAGGCGCTGATAGAAAAAGATGTTAAAGCAAAACTTATTGCTGTAGAAAAAATGATCTTACCTCTTCTGGTTAACTTAATGAAGAACCCTGAAAAGGATACAATTAAGTGGCCAGGACGTGCGCCTATTATTGAAAAACAAATTGAGAAAATTTTAGCAATCACGAGAGCATAATGACTATATCCCCCCGCCTTTCCGATAAAGACGTTAAGAAGTATGTCAGTGCCATTATTAATCAAATGGCAAGAGCAAGCTTTAGACCCTACGTTGTAATCGGTCTTGCAAGGGGAGGAATTGTTCCTGCGCTGCTAGTAAGTCATTACTTTGATTGTGAGTGTTATATCAGGAACAAAGAAGAGACGCTATTTGATGTAGAGTTTCCTCAACGAAGCATTCTTGTTATTGATGATATTAATGATTCAGGTAATACTCTTACAGCGGTTAATCACGAGTTATATCAAGACTTAGAGTTAAGAGATATTAAGTACGCTACTCTAATTAATAATGAATCATCTTCATTCACAGTTGATTTTTCTGGAATAGATTTCAATCGTCTTGAGCAAAGTGATTGGTTTGATTTTCCTTGGGAGAAATGGTGGGCTTCTTAATCTCTCTAAAACAATAAAGACCTGCCTCTGTAGAGTAATAATCTCTTCCTAATTGATACCCTGGGGGCAGGCTATTTCTATCTCTAACTCTTGTCTCTTTATTTGATCGTGAGTCATATGCCCAATAAGAGTCTTTCGTATGCTGATTACCTAACTTCTTCTCAGCCATTACATCTTTGGTATCAGCAGTATGCCTCTTACCCTGAAAGTTAGATCTACCTTTTAACCCAGCTGATATCTTCAGCTTTGTGGCCTCGTCTCTAGGCTTACCCATCTTAGCCTCTGACATCTTACGCTTGGTCTCTTCAGACATTGGTTTACGAACGATTTGATACCACTCTATAATCTCATATTTACTATAACGTCGTAACAGTCTAGTTTTTATAATGTCTATAGCAGAATTATCTCTAATAGAATTTAGTAACTCGTAACGATAGCCGTACTTCATTCTTACCTTTTCAACAGGCTGGTCAGAAATTAAAATTGTCTTAGTTACGTCGTAACAGTAGAAGTGAATCATTAATTAGTATATAATTGGTCCTATCAATATTTAGGAGTCAAATATGTTTCCAGCTGGCAAGTACTATGTAGGTGATTTGTGTTATGTAATGCATGATGAATGGGATGAGGTATGCGGTTTGTTCTTTAAGGGCCGAGATGACCATGGATGCAATCAAGGCGTTTTTGAGTTGAAGGATGGTCGTAGGTTTGCATCGTTTAATACGAAATATGGTGATGGAGCTTACTTTGACCAGAACGGTGAAGAGTATGGAGTAGACGCTGGGCTGATTGGCTGTATTGCTTTGAATGATATTGACTTAAATGCTGATGGTAATTCTACCCGAGGCGGTCAGATTATTCAATTTGATAGCGATTTTACCGTTTCAGGAGGAGATCGTTATGAAAATCGCCGTGATTGGGATGGCGAAATTCGTATCGGTCATATTGTAATTAAAACCGATGATGACGAGTATTGAAAAGCCTAAATATTAGGAAATAATACTTGGAGAACCAATGAAGTCATTTAAATCTATCAGAGAAAGTAATTCGGTAGAACCTGGTGTGTCAGAAATAGACGATGTCCAGGATGACCCTATGTCTTTTGTAGAAATCAAACCTAAAAAAACTAAAGCTGTTAAAGAGGGTATTGTAGATACTGCTGCAAAGGCTAAAGCTCGCATCTTTAGCTCTGTTAATAATAAGAAGAATGAACTTTATAAAAATGCAGTAAAAGAAGATATTCTTCGAGAAGCAGTCTCTGTAAAGAAGGAAAAACATTCCTGGGGAACTATGATGACTGTTCATCATGGCTCTGATACCTCCTATCCTCTACATCCTGAGCACCAGTCTGCTATTAAGAAGCTAAGACCTGGTATGAAAACTACGTTTAAAGATGAGACTAACTCTACTGTGCATGCTCACCGTGAAGGAGATACAGTTCATTTAACAAGACCAAAAACTTCCTCTACAAAAACATCCATTGCTCACAGACATTTTAATGAAGAGACAGTTGTAGAAACCAAGGGTGCTCCTAAAGGCTTTCATTTTACCAAAGATGGTAAGCTTAAACGAGGTGATGCTGATCAAGACGGTAATGGCGGACCTATGCTTCGTTCCGACCCATTGGACAAATTACGAAACAAAGTTCCTCCAGTTTCAGAAAAAGCAGAACATGTGGATGAGGCTCAAATGTCTAATCTAGAGATTCAACATGCCGTTAATCTCCATAGCATGTTAAAGAACAATAATCCTATTATGGCTCATAGCAATTCAACAAAGAATGCTCATATTAGTATGGTTAAAAAACATGGTTCCAGCTGGAGAAAGAAAGCCGGTATTTTAGAAGAGACAGAACAAATGAACGAAAAACTAACATCTAAAGATATTAAGATGGCTGTTGGTGTAGCTAAAGATAAACGCTATGCTGGAGGTAACATGACAGGAGCAGTTAAGACAATGGAAAAGATTAAACCTGGTCTCTCTAAGCACCCAAGAGTGCAGCAAGTACTTAAGTCAACCAATGAGGGTATTGACTTTTTAAAAGTATGGGAAAGTATTAAGCCGGTTCATGAGGCTATTAAGACAACTCATGAAGATCCTTTAGTAGTTGTAAGGGATGCTGAAGGTCATATTCATACCCATGCCAACCTCTCTGTTGCTAACGGTATACATGGTACAGATGTAAAGCATCAAGCAATCCATTCTGGTAAACCAGTTCAAGCTGGTAAGTTTACATTTGAACTATCACAGCACCATGACGGTGCCTTGAAAGAAGATGCTCCTTTTGATCCTGTTGCTCATAAGAAAGAACTCGATAGATTAATGGCTAAACATATTGAAGCTCACAAAGCAGTTTCAAAAGCATTTGCAGATATGAAAGCCCAAGGCAAGAGACCTAGTTTTGATATTCCTGAGAATAAAAAGCTTAACGATATCAAGCAAGAAATTGCTCAACACAGGGCTAAAGTTCCTCAAGGTCCTGCCGCTAAGCCCGGTAGCCCTGAACATTATTACGCCAGTAAAAAACCTGGTGAATATACTGGAGACTAATTAGTTCCTTTGGTCCTTTTAGCCCGGTCTTTATGGCTGGGCTTTTTTTTAGCTATTATAATGTATAAATGACTGATGAAGAACTATCCGCAATCTATAATGAATTTTTAAACTTCTTTAATAATAATGTTCCCAGTATGGAACACGAACCTATTCGGTTCAAATATTTCGTTAAGCTATTTCTTTACTGTAGGAGAAAATAATGGATGAAGAAGCCAAAATCAAACACTCTAAACGTATTCTTCAAAAAGAGAATCATATTAAGAGACAATTAAAAATAGCTAAAGCACACAATATACCAGTAAAAGAACCTCACACACTTCAAGATCATTCAGCTGTTACTTGTGGTGACTCTAACTGCGTAATGTGTGGTAATCCAAGAAAGTTTTTTAAAGAACCCACCGTTCAAGAGAAATCATTTAATCAAACGCAACTGTGGGCTGAATGACGTAACGTAACAGTTGACGTAACTACCGAATTAGCATATAATTCAGACATTGATTAGGAGAACTTAATGTCTGAATGGAAATACTTTTTTAATGATGTACAGGTTACTGAAGCTGAGTACAAGGATCTAATGTCTGGCTCACATCCTGATATTCCTGCAAAGTTTCATATGACTAAGCCAGTTGAGTATATTACTGATAAGTCTGCAAAAACTGCAAAGAGAATGCCTAAGAAAGTGGTAACTAATGTTTCTTCAGGTAAGTCTAAGATAGAGCAAGCTATTGAGATTGTAAATGAACTAAAAGGTACTTTAACTAAGGACCAGCTCATTACTCAACTCCAGCTCAAGCTCGGCGATATTACCAAAGGTAATGCTACAATTTATTATAACAAAGCAATTGCTCGAGGAGCAAAATGAGAACAATTTATATCGATATGGATGGAGTAGTTGCAGACTTTGATACGTTTGTCTCTACCCTTCTTGGTAGGCCGATTGGATGGGGTGCATCTCAAGACCTATCTGACGAAGAATGGAAGAAACTTGCATCTGTTGAGAACCTTTATTTTAAGCTTCCTATGATGCCTGATGCAACAAAGCTTGTAGCTTACATTAAAAGTTTGAACACAAGATTTTATGCTGAATTTTTGACCGCTATTCCTCGTCGTACTACTATTCCTTCTGCTCAAGCAGATAAGCAAGCATGGATTACAAAGTATTTCCCTGGTATGAAGATGAATATTGGACCCTATAGCCATGATAAGCAAAAATGGTGTACCCCGGGTGATATTTTGATTGATGATCGCCCGTCTAATATCGAGCAATGGACGGCGGCAGGAGGCATTGCAGTCTTCCATACTGGGGATGTAGATGCAACGATTAAGTATCTTAACAAGGTGCTTATAAATGAGTGAAGAATTTGAGTTTGACTTCCCTTTTGAAGTTAACTATGAAAAGGTATTTAAAACCAACAGCGTTCTACCTATGGCAAGACTACTTGCAGCTACGCTCATGGAGAACCCCTATATGACCGTTGGCATGTATATGCAAAAGGCAAGGGATAAGGAGCTAGCTTTAATTATGGAAATCTCAGAGGATGAGGAAGATGAGCGTATGAGTGATATACTTCTTATGGCTGAAATGTTAGCAAGAGCCGAAGGAGTTGATACACCTGATATTGAAGCAGTTCAAGGTCATCTTCAGTCTTTTATATCCTTTGCTGCTATTGCCTCCCTTCATCGTAAAGATCTGGTAGATGCTCGATACGAAAATATGTCGTTTGGAGAAGAATTCCATCAGCACTTTATAGCTAAAAGGAAGCCAAATGTCTGACGGAGGTAAGGGGTCTAAGTCTCGCCCTCTGGGTGTTGAGTATGATAAATACAGTAGTAACTGGGACACTATTTTTCGTAAGTCTCCTAAAGAAATAGATGACGCAGTTATAGAAGACGAAGCCTTTAAAATAATAGAAGAAAGAAACAAAAATGTTATATCAGATCAAAAGCCTGACTGATAGCTTTTTTAGTTTGTTAAATCAAGACCCCGTACGCCCGCACATACCACATACACAGAGACTTGGCGATAGCAAGGACATTTTTGTCCTTAGAGATGATGAAAACAAAGCAAAAGCTATCACGTGTGTATCGTATCAACCATCTATTCCTACTTCCGAGAGTGAGTTGTTCTTAGACGGAAAAGCCGACACCGCGGTATTTTATACCATCTGGAGTTATGTTCCTGGGGCAGGAAGAAACTTAATCTTTGATGCAGTAAAACATATCAAAGAAACTAAACCAGAAATCAAACGATTTGTTACTCTTTCTCCCAAGACAGAGATGGCAAAGAAATTTCATCATAGAAACGGTGCGATTACCTTCAGGGAGAATCAAGAATCCGTTAACTACGAGTACTGTTGATAAACGTAACTAGTTATAGTTACTTTTGAACCCGTAACGTAACAGTTGCGGGTTTCCTTTTTTTGGTCTATAATAGATACATCTTAAGGAGATAATGAAATGCAAGATTACTTTAAAGCCAAGTTTACATGGGATTACGATGACAAGCGTATGCGTTACGATGTGACTGAATGGGGTACGCCTATCAATGGAACCCGAATCGGTAAAGTTGTATTCCATTCAAACGTAAAAGAAGAATGTATTGCAATGGCTGAAGAATACAACTATAATAACGAGTGTGAAGAGTGGGTTTTGTTTAACAATCAAGAATGTGAGTTCGACGTATGAAATTGTATATCTTTACCCAGAATCAAGAGAACTACGGTGCCCATGATTGGGATGGCGAGGGGGAGGTTCCTCAGTATTGGAAGATGAAAGGCGGTACCGATTATATCGTTGATATCGAAGGCTTTCGTTGGAACGATACGTTTGCCGATAAAAATCTTCGTATGATCGTAGATGAACTCCGTTTCATTATCGATGAGTCTAACGATTTCTATCGTAGTAATATTATCGGCTTTGAGAAGGTCGAAGATGACTTTATGACTGAGTTTGAGCAGTCACAATTGGAATATGAAGGTAAGGTCATGTACCCTGCCATTCGTAAGTCTTATAACGAAATGATGTTGGTTAACTCGGAGAATGTATAATGTCTTATTTGTATGATAAATTGAACTCTCTTCAATGGGAGATTAACGAAAAAGTCGAAGCTATTATCGATGAGATGCGAGAAGTAAAGCCAGAAGAATTACACTTAGATAATCGTTCTGCCTATCGTTTGTATGTAGACGAAGAATATATTGCTGTACAAAAAGGTTCCGACCTTCGTACTCTTAGGTATTACGGTGGCTTTGAATATGTAAGTGAAGAATACGTTCAAGAACTGGGCGACTATGTATTTTATCATGCAGAAGACGAACGTGTAGCCGGTCACCTGGGAGAATACTTTCAAGCTCAAGAAGATAAAGAAAACGCATAATGGAATACCATCCCAATCGCTGGTTAATGGTTCGTCTTACTACTAATAGTAAAAGTCATTATCGTATCTTTGCTACTTGGTCGGGAGGCTATTTAGATGGTGATTCCTGGAAATTAAACTCAGGAGTAGTTCAGGTAACAGAAACGGAAGACAAGTATTCTTTTCATGGGTTTTCAGGTTCCTTGTATGTTTGTCGCAAAAATAGCTACGGGTCATCAGGGTACGGTATTGGAGTATTAGATGATCTTATTAAAAGATCTCTAAAACAGGGCACCGTAATTGAGATTCTTCCTGAAGAGACTGACTTTATGTCACTTGACTATGAATAGGTTTCGTAATAGATTTTCTGCCTTTCAGGTATTCAGCGCTATATGTATTTTGTTTTTTAGCGTTCATCTGGTCATTGGGTATTTTTATTGTGTCTATTCTGAATATGCCAATTGCCCGGGGTATTTTGATACTCATGATGAGGAAGATGAATCTGAAGATTTGACGACTAAATATCATACTTTAATAAGGAATATATGATACGAGTTACCAGGGATATTATCCTTCAAGTTAGAGAGTTAATGGGTAGGGGCTTAGATAGTATAGAAATAGCTCACCGATTGCATATCGATGTAGACGATATTCGGATGGTAATTGATGTAATAAACAATTTGTTTACTTGAGAAAGATTTGTTATGTGGAGAAAAAGAGAAATTATGGAATTACAGAACAAAGCTTCTATTTCAGCGTTGGTAGATGAAGTTCCTACCGATACATCGGGTAAGTGGGTAAATAAGGAAGATCTGTACCCCTTTGCATCAGCTGTAGCTGATTACGTGCTTACAAGAGTTGAAAAGAGTTTAGATGATTCCAACCTTTAAAATAACGGTAACAGATGAATTTCATCAAAACTTTGTTTATGAAACTAATGACAAAGAAGATATATTAGATAGAGTCGCCCTCTGGCTATCTAATCTAGATGATACTCCTATCTACGATATACACATTGAGGTAAATCCATGACAGTAATATTTACTTGTGGTCATAAGGCTAAGGATGAGGAAGAAGGATTTGTTATTTCTACCAAAGCATATTCAAGAAAGAATGAAAGAGCGGTTGAATATAGAACGGTATGTATCAACTGCTATAGTTTCTTTGAAGAAGAAGGTAGGATTTTATACAGTGAGTCAGAAGTTATAGAATGGCTGGAAAACCCCTAAAAAAGTAACTATTTCAAGGTAACTAAGATGAGAAAGAGCGACGTAGATAAAGAAATCGAACGTATGATTAAAAGTAGGGAGAAGGATATGGGAAAAGGACTTGAAATTGACTACGATACTGCCGATAGGTTAACGCTTCTCAATTTAAAGGATCATAGGAAGATCTTAAGTAAGGAACTAGAAGATTACTTTAAAAAAGATAAGTGGCTTCATCCAGAAGACGTGGTAAAGAATGCCGAGATGATTAAGGCTCTAGAACTCCTTATTCCTTATTATGGTGGAACCAATGATTAAGATAGAAAATTGTAAGCAAAAGCCGGCAAAGGGAACTAAGGGATACCTTATCTACACTATGAATGACGAGTATGTGTTCAGGGTATATAAGGAAGATCATAGCTTCATTGACTATGATATCTTACATTGCGATCTGGAATTAACTATAAACGACGATGATGCAACGTTCTATGAGTTCGAGGACGGGAGAAACATCTTGGATCATAGCTACGAAATGGCAGGAGAAAGCCATCATTCAGATAAAGGTTACGAGTTAGGTACGGAGGAAGGCTATAAGGAATTTGTAAAACAAAGGAATAAGAATGATTGAAATCTTTATACCAGTACTATGGATCTGTATTAATGCCAGGTGCGAGTTTATGCAATCGGATGGTTTTTATTTTATTAAGGAAGAGGTATGCATGGCGTCGTTAGAGGTACAAAAACAACGTATGCGAGATTTGGTTAAGCAAGCAGGACAAGGAACCATTACAATGCTTGAAGGTGTTTGTGTGGATGTAAAGCTTAAGACGGTAGATGAAGGAAAGCAAGTATAAGGAATAAAAAATGAAAATAGATAGTATTAAAAGACATAATCTTGAGGTAGAAAGAACGATGAAGGCAAACGTGGACTATAGGAGAGAAGAAGACTATAGAAAGAATGTAGAAAAGAAGAACTTTGATAGGATAATTGCCGAAAGAATACAAAGAAATATTAGATTGGGTCTGGATAAAGGAAGGCATATAGATGTGTATGTCTAATGAGTTTATCTTTATTACCTTTATGGTAGTAGTAATAGGTGTGGTGCTATGGGATATAAAGAAAAACGGTGAATAATTAGTAAGTTTACCTTACTATATTTTATTTTAAATTGGTATGTATTTATAGGGAAGAAAATAAAGATTTGCCGCCCTCTTAAACGCATTCCCAAAACCGGCCCCTACTTTATCTCTATTAGTAAATGTAACTATAATATATGCAGAATAAAGGGCAAATTAACTAGTTACTTTTGCACGATGAATACCCAACCGTAACGTAGGGGTATTACTTGACGTTTCGTTGGAACTCGACTATAATCATTACATGAACAACGAAAAAGGAACCAAAATGACAGAATTCGAAACTAAGTGCTACGGTATATCCGAGCAGGGTATCCGTGAACAGTACATGGAATCTTTTACCGCCAGGCACTCTGGCCTGGAGATGGTAGTGATGGGTATCATGTCCGATTGCCAGGAGATGCTAGCCATGAATAACCCTACTGTGCCTTCTCCACGTTCTACTGAATATGTTCGTAAGCAATTAAACATTGCTAAGTTCATCTTATCTGAAATGATGGATCAAAAGGAGTCTGTATGAAAGAATTGAATCAATATGTGGCTCAGAAGAATAAGTGGAATGCTATCTTCATGGGTGATCAGTACTTTCTTAATTCTGCTTTAGACCGCCAGGCAATTGCTGCATGCATTGAAGCTGATCTCTCACCAGAGAATTTGACTTGTGATGGTGAGTTGCCCCGAGCACAAATAATTACCCGCAAACGTTTGCTGGAGAAGGCTGCCGAGCAATTGCTGGAACTTGATCCCTCTGTGAAAATGTACGAATTTTATACTGGAGAATAATATGAGTAGAATGTCTGAATTGCACATGATCATCGTAGATGCTATTGCCTGCGATCTTTCTGAAGACTTGATCATAGATCTGATGGTCGAAGAAGGCCTGCCACGTGAAGCCTGCCCCGAAATCTTGCGTGTTTTTAAACAAGAGGAGTCTGTATGAGAGATTGGAGAGATCTAGACATGTCATGCGAAACCATGACTCAGGCAATGGCTCTGGATATCATACAGAAAGAGGCAACTCAAATGGGCCTTCCCATGCTGGAAACCCTGACCTGGATGACCGATAACTACGAAGAACTGGATTCTATCGAAAAGGTCGCCTATCGTACGGCCATGCGTGGATTCCGCCGCCTTCTGGCACCTGCATAATAACCATACGTAAAGATCCGGTATTACTTGACCTTTTGCTGGATCTAGACTATAATAAGACATCTTAACACGCACACATAAGGAACTATATGACTAAAGTAACTAACCTTTCTAAAGCCATCGAAATTGTTAAAACTAACGTGGATGCTCGTATCCCTAAATCTGAGATTCTTTCGATCTTGGTTCAGGAATTGGGTGTATCCCGCTCTAACGCTTTTGTTTATTTCACCAAAGCTTCTAAGGCTGCCGGCTTCACTATCTCTGTGGATACCGGCGCTACTAAGAAGGATGTTCGTAAGTTCAAAGAGTCCATCCAGGGCACCACGGCTACGAAGAAAGCCCAGAAACTGGCCGAAATCGATGCGTTCTTGGCGAATGCTCCGACTGCTAAAGGAAACCCCTTTGCTGCGATGGGTGCCTAATAACCGTACAGTTTAGTCAGGTACTGCTTGACGTAACGTAAGAAATCGGTTATAATTGGACATCGTTTAAAGGGATATATTATGAATACAGAGATCAAGTTTATCGACGGCAAGTTTGTCGGTTTCGTTAACGGTAAATCCGTTGTTAAGTCTACTTCTAAGTACTATGTTCAGCGTCAGTTGGACGGTCAGAAGTTGGCTTTTCGTGACGCGCCTGCCCCGGTGGTCTCTGAATTCGGTATTAACCAGAGATTTGCCTTTGTTGAGCAGATGGTGGATATGATCGTTCAGAAGACTTTGCCCTCCGCTGTGATTACTGGCGAAGGTGGCCTGGGTAAGTCTTATACGGTTTTGAAGTCTTTAGAAAAGAACGGTTTTACTAATATTACCGATCTGTCTAACTTCGAAGTTGGTGCTAAGATCAATAAGGCTAAGTCCTATACCGTGGTTAAGGGTTACTCGACCGCTAAAGGTCTCTATAGAACGTTGTTTGAGAATAACGGTATGGTCATTGTATTCGATGACTGCGACTCTATTCTTAAGGATGACGTGGCTAAGAACCTCTTGAAGGGTGCTCTGGACTCTTATTCTAAGCGCTATATCTCCTGGATGGCTGATATGCGTGATGATGATCTGCCTAAGTCTTTTGAGTTTACTGGCTCTATCGTCTTTGTATCTAATATGGCTTTAGATAAGATCGATCAGGCTATACGTACGCGTTCTTTGGTGGTAGATCTGACGATGACTGAAGAGCAGAAGGTCGAGCGCATGGAGGTGATAGCTAAGAGCGATGAGTTCTTGCCTGAGATCTCTCCTGTGGCTAAGAGTCATGCGCTTGCCTTCTTAAAGGCTAACGCTGGTAAGATCCCTAATATGTCTCTGCGTAGTTTGATTGCGGTAACGAAGATTGCTAATACTGGTAATCCTCAGTGGAAAGATCTTGCTAAGTATGTTTTAACTCAAGGAAACTAAGATGAACTTTATTAAAGAGCTCGGCCAGGCTATAACTATAGCCTTCTTGGTAGGAGGCCCCTTCTTCTACTATATGCTATTTGTTATGAAGCCCTAATCATGTCCTATACAAAAGAACTTATAGGTGAGGCAGCTGAGATGATGTGTCTTGGCTACACCGACCACGAAATCATCCGCATTCTCCGTATCCCAGCCAGCCAGGCCAATGATCTAATCATTGCCGCGGAGGACTGGAACTACGAAATCGACATGCAGAACCGTGAGGGTGCAGAGTCGTATACAGAAGAGATAGTAGATGACATGGCCGCTTTCTACGGAGAAGATGATGAAGTGCATGTAGTGTACCCGCATGGCGAACCGGATCCGGCTAGCTGGTAGTATAGAAATGATTATTGGGGTACCAGACAACATACAGCTACTTAAAGAGTCTGGTTTAAATGGCTACCTGTATTAGGACCAGCCCCACCCTATACAAAAACAGTAGTACTCACTTTCTCAAAAAAAAGTATAGTTACTCTATCAACCAGGTTTCAGGCACAGTTACTTACCTTTAAGAGAAAAAATTTCCGCGCGCAACAACTCAGTATGCTAGAATTTGCGCGATATATAATTTTATTAAAAAATTTTTGCGCGGAAAAATGGGTGCTATAACAATTTTAAACAAGGATTAATATGTCAGACAGTATAAGGAATTATATTAAATTAAGGAATTATATTTCACCCGATGTATGTGGCTCTCTGGTAGAGGCTATATCTAAGGAGAAATGGAATATGCACCAGTGGACATATCACAATGATATAGCTGCCCCAGGAGATACTTCAACAGAACTGAGTGTGCAGGCGGCCTCTGAGGTGCATAACCACATTGTAATGCCTTATATAATTAATGCATTGCAGGATTATATACACAGCTTTCCCGATTACATAGCCAGTAGAGACTGGTTCAAATACGGGTGTAATGTACGGTTTAACCGCTACGATACCAATACGTTAATGAAAATGCATTTTGATCATATCACCAGTTTATTCGATGGTGAGAGGAAAGGTATACCGGTACTTTCTGTTGTAGGGCTATTGAATAATGATTACGAGGGTGGAGAATTTATATTTTTTAAAGACTATAAGATTGAACTCAAGGTCGGTGATATTATGGTGTTTCCTTCCAATTTTATTTACCCCCACCGTGTAGACCAGATTACCAAGGGTACCAGGTACAGTTTTGTATCTTGGGCATGGTGATAAACAACCCATGAATCAGTACTCATATTACTTCTGTTCCCTGGTAGTAAAGATTGCTTTTGTCATGTTTATCTTATATAATGATCTATCGCCCTGGTGGCTGTTATTACTGCTTATATTATGAAACCTAAAATATTACCTGTATTAGAGATGTGTATTGAGAATGGGTTAGCCTATGGTTATACCCGTGCGTTCAAGCATGATGATAACCCTACCGAGGAATTCATTACCAATACCATAAAAGATAGTATCATGCATGAACTGTATGAATGGTTTGATTTTGAGGAGTTAAAGAATGAATGAACGATTCAAGGAACTAGCCGAAAAGGCCGGGTTCGTAATGTGGGGTGATGAGACCTGGGGACCAGGTAAGGGCAATGTGGATTGGTCATGTGACTATGGGGATGCACTAGTACAATACACCGACCTGGTTATACAGATGTGTGCCGACCATGTTATGGAGTCTTCTGACCGTTATAGAAAAGAATACTTTGCCGCTAAAATATTGGAGTTAAAGCATGAACAAGAAAATTAAAGATGGAATGGTAGCCGTACTTTACTCTCCCGGTTTTGGTGCCGGTTGGTACTCATGGCACAATGTTGAGGAGTTACTTTACGACCCTAAACTGGTAGATATGGTGCTGGAGAAAACCTCGGCGGAGACCATAGACTTGTACTGTAACGAGGTATACGGGAATAAACTATACTACGGTGGTGCCGATGATTTAGAGGTTATGTGGTTACCGGTTGGTACCCATTTCCGTATCCATGAGTACGATGGTGCCGAAAGTATTGAGGTACGTGAAAAGATTAATTGGAGTATAGCATGAACGAACAACTAGATAAACAACTGTGTGAGAAGTATCCATTATTGTTTAAAGACCGTAATGGTGATATGAGAACCACTGCCATGTGCTGGGGTTTTGCCCATGGAGATGGCTGGTTTAATATTATCGATGTTCTCTGCTGGCACCTCCACCATAGGTACGATAACGCCAAGGATCGTTACGAATACCTGGTCACCCGATCGGGCAAGCCCCACTTTGGTGAAAATAGTAAGCACATTGTAATACAAGAAGATATCGATGAGGCAAAGGCTAAAATGGATGAGGAAGCCGAAAAGGTTCCTCTTGTAGTTCAGGTTAAGGAAAAATTCGGCACCCTTCGTTTCTATATCCAGGCTGGTACCGAGGAACATTACAATTATATCTCCTTTGCCGAATCCATGTCCGGGCATACCTGTGAGACCTGTGGTAGTCCCGGTAAACGCCTGGGCCGTGGATGGGTCTATACTGCCTGTGAAGAGCATGCAATAGATGATGATTGGGCAGAGTCTTTGAAGGTAGACCAAGAAGAGTAACGTTACGGTAACAAGTTGATTTTCTCGCTCAAGCCCCTATAATAGGGTATGAGAAGGAGTAATATATTATGATTAAAAGTACCGATAAACTGGTTACGAAGGGTGTATACATGTCCCTTTCGGCCATCTATACCCATACTAAAACTGCCAAGGTCATTGCTCTAATGATCCAGCGTTCTCTACCGGAGTTTCGTAAGCAATTGAATCTACCCCGAGACGTAAAGTTTCGAATTGCACCTATTAAGGCTAAAAATACGAACGGTTACTACGAGGTAGAGAATAATATGGCTACCATTGACTGTCGCCTGGGTTGGGCAAAGGCGTTAGAAGTGATTGCCCATGAACTAGTCCATGCCGAACAATACCATACCGGTAAACTCAAGAAGAAATACGTCCAACGAAAAGGTTGGTTACACCATTGGAATGGTACACCTGGTAAAAAGGGTACTACCTATAAGGCTTACCGTGATCAACCGTGGGAGCAAGAGGCCTGGAATCGTCAGATGTATCTGGCCGAAACTGTTTGCAGAATTTTAGAGGAAAAATATAAATGAATCGTAATGAAGAGATCATGACCATACTCCAGGAGGAGTGTGCCGAGGTGATTCAAGCAGTTTCTAAGGTTCGACGCTTTGGAATGTTAGAAAATCACGCCAATTTAGTGGTTGAACTGTGTGACCTCCAGGCAATGCTTGACCTGATGTATGAATATGAGGTGGTTCACTGCAGTTACGAGCAACGACTTGACAATATCTTCCAAAAACGGGAAAAATTAAAAAAGTTTTCGAAGATTTTCGAAAGTAACAGTTGATTTTATCGCAAAACCGCGCTATAATTGATACATCACAACACAGAAAGGTAATTTAAATGTCACATGAACTTGAAATTCAGAAAAACGGCGAAGCAGACATGGCATATGTCGGTGAAACCCCCTGGCATGGCTTAGGTAAACGCGTCCCCAACGATGTTTCACCAGAGCAGATGTTGAAAGCCGCTAATCTTGACTGGTCTGTCAGTAAAAAACAGTTATTCTT